AACATAGTCTTATACCCCTTTATTAAGTGCCATAACCGATAAATGCAAACCTAACCGCGCTGTACTGTATCATACTCGAATCTGCATAATACATTTGATATTCAGGATCGGGCATATACATATCCTGCGTGATGTAAGAATCCGTTTCGGGTATGTAAGCGTATACGCTTGCCCTACGTTCTGCCGGAATGGAAAACTTCGCTTCGATAGCACTAACTACCGCGCTAATCTCTGTGTTTGTTAGCATCGGCACACATTCAAACTCGATCTTGTACGCAACATTTAGTTGTGCGTTCCTGTGCAATACGCCGTTCGTATCACGGTAACTGTCTAAATCCTGGACAAGTTTTGTTGCCTTGTAACTGTCTGCCCGAATGAATGACAGCGGTATGGAATAACCATTTGTAGAACCGCCGACTTTGACTAAAACTCCACTATATGCCATTTTCCCACCTCTCAATAACACGAAAAAGGACGCATCGCAAACCTTGCAATACGCCCTTAATCGTAAATATATGCTTTAAGCCCATCGGCTTAAGCCCAAACGGGATTCCCCGTTCGCCGCTGATAATCGTTACCCTGTTTCCGAATAACCTGGAACAAGTTATCCTTATCAGGTATAACCTCAACTTGTACTGTCTGTGTACCGCTGCCACCAGAACCCATTGCGGATTTCACGGCACGGTATACTCCGTTCGAAATGGATGCAACTATCTGATCGTTGTTTGCGACCGCTGTGTGTCCACCTAACTGTCCGACCATTTCCGGCGCACCGTTTTCCCTTGCCATAAACATTTCTGCGGATTTTACAACGCCGCCACCTGCATATCCCTGTATCGGATGCCATCTGCCACCGGAATATATGCCGCCACCTGCATTTTGACGGAACAAACCGCCAACAAAACCAACAGCCTTTCCAATCAAACTGTTGTTAAATGTTTCCTTTACTTGTGAGCCAAAATCTCTTAATCTCCTGCTCATATAGTCAATTATTATAGTGAAAACATTTTTAATTCCTTCAAAAACGCTCTTTATTATCTCGCCCGCGCCTTTGAATCTTCCCGTCAGGATGTTATACAGATTGAGCGACCCTGTTTCTATGATGGTTTTGATCCATTCTCCAACTTGCTTAAAGAGCGATTTCACATACTCAATTCCATTTTTGATTGTTGCCTTGAACGCTTCGAAACGCTCTTTTATCGCAGCACCTATCTCCGTAAACGTTCTTACGAAAAATTCCTTAATCTGGCCAATCCCATATTTTAGCGGGGGAACAATGTCACCAAAATTGCGTATTATGAAATCTTTGAGTGAACTAAATACGGTTTTTACAAGCAACGTAAAGTTCGGGAGATTCGTTTCAAACCAATATCCGATGCTTTGTAAGTGTTCTACCGTTCTTTCAGCAAATAATCGCCCTGCTTCTTTTATATCTTCCCAATGGTTTTTCCAAACAGCGATAGCGGCGATAACAAGACCGATTGCGGCTAACACAGGCCCAAACGTTGCAGCAAACGCCAAAACAGAACTTCCTAAAGCGGCGAGTTTTGTACCTATCAAAGTAAGTGCGCCACCTAAGCCAAGTTCAAGCACTTTTGACCCAAGCCAATACCCAAGTGCCGTAGCAACCGCCTTAGATAAAATGCTTGCTATTCCCTTTATAATTTTACCTGCAAGCACTAAGTTAAATATTTTTCCAACATCGCCTAACGCCGCACGGAAATTGCCGCTTTTCATTGCGCTAACAAGAGAAGTTGCAAATAATTTGACAAGGTTTAGAGCAAGTTCCCAAAGTGCCGATCTAATTCCCTTGTAATCAAATGATTCAAAGAAATCGTAAATCGCTTTGCCTATCATTTTCCGATTTTCAGGATCACCGAGAACCGTGTTAATTGCTTTTAACGCACCTTTAACGGATTCACCGATTGCCGTTCCGAGTTTTTGCCAACCATTCAGCCCTGTTTCGTCTGTTTCTGACATTGTAGACAGGAATTTCTTAATACCGGCGTTCAATTCTTGCCCCAACACATCCCACTTGATGTTAGTCATAATGCTGAAAGCAAGGTTTATCGCAGCTAACAGAAGATTGCCGATTGCTTTGCCTATCTCGCGCAAAACTCCTGTGTTCACAAGGTTATTGATTGCCGTTGCAATGCCTGTTCCCAACTTCTTACAAGCGTTCTGCAACCGTGTCCAATGTATGCCCTTGATTGCTTCGGAAACCGTTTCTCCGATGAATTTTCCAAAGCTGTCAAAATGGAATTTGTCGAGAAATTCCTCTGCAAGAATCAACCCTGAATTTATCGCGCTTGCGATTGTGTTTCCAATATCCTTAGAAAGCCCAGGTGTTTCAAAGAACCCATTAAGAGTAGTTGCAAGGAAACTTCCAAGCCTACGCATAAAGTTCTGTATCTTGCCCCACGGAATCTTTCTAAGAGCATTTTGCAACTTTTCTCCGAGGAAACGGCCTAACTCATAACCATCGCCACGTTTCCACATATCCTTCAACCAATCGGCAAAGTTTTTCCACTTCGGATCAATCGGCTGTTCCTGGAACTGACTTCCACCGGTTCCCGTGTCTGTTGGATTGTTACCGTTATCCTTATTTGTGGTAAGGTTATTCAATTCATCAAACGCCGCAAGCTGTTTATTCAGTTTTTTCTGCTTGCCCGTAGTTTTGTCTATAGAAGCGGCGTAGTTTTTCTGCTGTTTAGTTGCCTTTATCCAAGTGCTGTGTCCTAACAGGGCTGAAATAACTTGATTTACCTTGTTCGCAAAGTCAACGATCTTATCTGCAATACTGTCAACTATTGAACCTAAACCGGCGAATGATCCACTCACCTTGAATATCGGCGCAACTAAAGCCGCTAATGTATCTGCCAGATACTTGATCGCGTTTCTCAGTTTGTTATAGCTTGCCGCAACCTGCGCGCTAAACTGTATCAACTCACCGAAACTTGTTTTTGCTTCGGCAATGAGAGCACGCAACGCCATTCTGGTAATCATCAACCGTAACATTTTCAACATTCGTGTAAATGACTTCACGATGTTTACGTTCATTATGTTAAAGTTTTTGATCTTATCTGCCAGACCCGTAAATGCGCTTATTATCGGCTTGTTGATTACATACGCGAACTGAGTAAACGCCGATGTAGCACGTTTCACAATCGAAATAGTTTCGCTTGCCGCATCACCGATAGCCCTGAACATAGGTGTTAAATCAATGTAGTATGGGCTTTTTTGCATCGCATTAAGCGAATTTCTGAGTTCCAAAAGTGTCATTGACGCTTTTTCAATTTCTTCCGTATCGACTACTTTTTCCGGCTCAACATCCGTTTTTTCAGAACCGAAAGTATTACCTAACTCTTTCAGTTTTTCTTCCAGAGATTCAATCTGATTTTCAAAACGGATCACCTTTTTGGCGGCATTGTCGAATGACTTACTACCAACATCACCGATCATCATTAAATCGTTCTGTGCGTTGTATAGCTTTACCTGCAATCTTTCGATTTCAGCCTGTATTTTCTCAGCAGAATCAAACCTTCCACCTTTATCAGCGTAGTCTTTGCCGATATTGCCGAATGTTTCCCGAAGTTTCTTCATTTTCTCCTGGAAACTCATTATCTGCTTTTCAACATTTTGCATCTGCTTGTCAATGCCAACAAACGCTTTCGGATTTACGATGTTTTCCATCTTCATCTTGTTTGCGTTTGATAAAGCGGATTGCAACTGAGAAATCTTCGCAATGAGTTTATCTATTGCGGATTCAGCGTTATTCGCATCGGCTGTAAGTTTTATTTGCAGATCATCAACTTGTGTACTCATTTTGCTACCTCTATATACAAAGAAAAGGCGGCAATGCTATTTCACATCACCGCCCATTCAGTTTGCTATTCACAAATATCTCCGTGTTTGTACCCCGACTATTCCATCGACAACTATGCTGCTGTTTCCACCGTTTACAAGCGACTTTTGAAAGCGTTTTACGGCATCTTCCGTTTTCAGACCATATATACCGTCTATATCGCTTTCTGCCAGAAATCCACGCCACGCAAGCGCATATTGCACATACTTCACATCATCGCCGCGAAATACCCATTTTCCAAGTTTTTTCTTTGCACATAAGACCCTATCCGGCACGGGATAAGGATTCTTCGTAACCGTGTGCGCCGGTGCAGCATCATAAAAGATATTCAAATCAACATATCCGTTTATTCCATTTACTCTGCCTTTGCTTGTGTATTGCCAACCCACAAGATCGTCAAGCTGTGGCTGATACTTGTTATCCTTAAAGCCCGTATTCTGTCCGTATCTTGCTATCCACAAAGGACAAGTAAAATCGTTCGCATATTTCTTTATATATGAGTTGTAAAAGGACAACCCTGTGTATAAACCAAAAGTCAATCCCGCTTTTTCTATCTCTGCCTTGTAAGCGCGTATAATGCTTATTAAGGCATATCCGAGATTCTTCTGGCAATTATCTTCAACATCAAGCCAGACCGTTGTTCTGCGCCCATTTAGCACGTTTATAACGGCCTTTGCATCTTTCTTAGCTTTCTCTACCGAAGTGGCGTAGGAATAGTTGTAAACGCCCTTTATGTCGATCCCTGCGGCGATACAACCATTCCAATTACGCTCAAAGCTACTGTCGGCGTTCAAATCCTTGCGAATGATTTTCAAAATGGCAAAGTCATACCCTGCAATCTTTACCTTCTTCCAATCAATCGTTCCGTTATATGTGGAAACATCAACGCCTAACTTCATTTTTCTTCCTCTTTTGGATGTGAAAGATCGTAGTTGACCTTCATTATCTGCAAGCTGTCGAAAATCGCCCTGACTTTCTTCATCTTTTCTTCGTGTGACATTTCGCCGGATTTTTCTCTTGCCTGTTGCGTATATGGCTTGTCAGGATATTTCAACTTTGACTTCCTACCCGCAAAAGCGTTCTCTATTGCGGTTATCATCGCTTCAAACACATAATGCCCTTGTAACCACGCATATTCATCTTTCTTGCGTTCTTCTAACTCATATACCTTGATATATGGTTCGACTTCGGCAGGACAAGACCAACAAAGCATTTCCGGCGTATATCCATACCCCCTTGTGCAAAGCATCCATAACGGAAGTATGTCATTTATAAACAATTCCCACGTTAAAGGGGTTTCATTCTTTACTTCTTTTCCTGTTCCGCTTCGGCTTTTTCCTGCTCCTGCCGGAACATCTTTGCGAAAAAACCGTTTTCAAGCAACTCCGTCTGTAACTTGTTATACAAGTCAAAGTATGGATTCTCTGTGCCATCATCTTCGGCGGCAGCAATATCGTCCATAAGATCGTATGCTTTCGAAAGTGCTTCTTCCTTACCTTCTCCTGTCAGCGTGTTATACCCGAATTTATCCGAGTGAAATTTCTGTAAGCCGACCAAAAGCAACTCTGTCATAGTTGACAGCAAATCACCGACTTTTCCGGCATCAAAATCGCCCGTGTTGTCGATTGCCGCAAGTTTCTTTAAGATGCCGCTTTGTACTGTCGGCTGCATAGCGAAATAAATGCTGTATTCAGCTTTTCCGATTTTTACCTTTGTCATTTTTCCACCCTTTTCCTTTCAGAAAAAATAATGAGGGTGGGGCAGCCCGAAAGCCGCCCCATATCTCACATCTATCATACATACCCTAAAGGGTTATGCTGATACCTCACCGTCAACGTGAGCGAACGGAACAGCCGTGTCATATCCAACAAGTTCATCAATAACAAGGTTGATCTCGATTGTCCACGCTTCGTTTTGTGCCGTTTCGGGAACCGGAATCTTCTTAGGCGGCGCAGCAACGATAAAGAACGCATCCGTAAGTTCAGGGTGCATAATCTGAAACCACATACGCTTACCTGCTGTTCTTGCAGAAGCATTGTAGTAAGTGCTGATAACCGTGTTCCATTGCGAGATCGTGTCGCTTGTTACGTTTACCGTAATCGGGAAAGAACCGCCGGTATCTGCACGCCCAGGCTTATAGCGGGTAACAGCGTCAACAAGTGCGGAAACATCAATGTTTTCCGTGTCGATTGAAACGCCGCCAATCTGGTTTACACGCAGAAGTTCCGTAAACGCATACTGAATACTTGTGCCGCTACCGCTGTTTGCGGGTTTTGTTCCTGCGGTCGATTCAAGAGCGTATGCAACTCTTACGCCAAGAGTAGTTAAACCTGCATCATAGCTCATTTTTTTATCCTCACTTTCTTAGATTTTTTAGTGTTGTATGTTATCGCTTGCGCCTATTTGTCGGCGCACTCTGGCAACAATCTGTTGCACAGCCGCGTTGTTGCTTGTGATAAACTCAGGTGACATAATCAAGCTAAACCGTAGCTTTTTGAATTGAGAAATGACTTCCCATATCACTTCATTTGCTACCGCTTGCCCCTGCTTCTTACTCACCGTCACCGATATTTCAAACGTGAACAGCATACCGTTCAGCGTCCTACCATCTATCGTTCTCATCGTTTCTGCTGATGGAAGATTGTGAAGATAAACCGTAGGCAACCTTGTTTCGATAATCTGTTCATCGTCCTGCGTGAAATACAAATCGGTGTATTTTGTGAGATTACTTGATGCACGCAACTTTACAAGCGTGAATATGTCATTTTCCCGTTCTTTAACCCACATAGCAACTAACCTCTGAAAGCGACTTCTGCCGCTTTTTTGACCCCTTCGTACATAGCAAGACCGGCGTGATACATAGGCTGTGACGGTTTTATCGCCGTAGCGTGTTTCCATTCTATCGGTCTGACATTACCCTTATCGTCTTTACCGATTTTCGTAATGATGTACCATTCACTATCTGTCGCGTGATACCGTGCTTTCTGGCCTTGTCCTGCTGTAACGCCAAACGCTTCTTGAACAGGCAAGGCTTTTCCTGCTGTACCAAACTCGATAGCAAGCATAGAATTGATCGTGTCCTCGACTAAATGATATGCGCCGTTTCCGTCATTTTCGTACCATTCGCCGTGAACATCGTCACCGTGCCCGAACATAATGCCGTACACCTTGCCATCTTCCGTGTTGACTTCCTTTCGAAAGAAAACATTGCCTAAGTCTGCCATATTATGAGTGCCAAACTTTCCATCTTCGTTTATGTGTTGTTTTGCGGTTTCAATGCCGATTTTCAGGAGTTCTTTAACAAAGACTTGCATTTTGTTAGGCAAACTTTTCTTGTACTTAGTTAGGTCTTTCTTTAACTGTTTAAGGTCGCTAACAGAAAACATATTAGCCCGAAGTTCCGTCATTCGTAGCATCCCCTTCCTGTGAATCGTTCGGTACACTACCTTCCGGCGTGTTCCTCTGCAACAAGAAGAAATCGTAGTTTTTATACTCTGTCAGCAAACCCATTACCGTATAATCTGATGAAGATTGCAGCGGTATTTTCTTCGTATCGGCATCTTCCCATTGTATAGCCGATTCCCGCCAAATAATCGCACCGATTTTAAGCGGTACAGCACCTTTGGGAATCATAATCTCAGAGTAGATAGCCGATTGATCTACGCCATACGCCTGAATCCGTAACTTATTCAGATTCGATGTGATGCTTGCGGAAAATTCTTCCGGTGTAGAATACGTTGACTTTAACGTTCCTATCGAAACGGGAACGCTTGTGCCGGATTCTTCATCAAAGATGTACCGTGTGTTTCCGCTGCTGTCTGTATCGTGTACTTCCGTAGACGTTGAATACAGCGAATAGTACATTTTCTGTTTATTTTTCTGCAATGTCCTCATTCGCCACACCGCCTTTTTCTTCTACTTGATCCTTTGCGGACTTCAAAATCTTTACAATCCACTTCGGCATAATTCCAGGATCGCAAGCGTAAAGATTCTCGCAAATGCTGATACACTCATTCATCACGATATAAAAGCAAATTATCAATCCGAACGGTGTTTCTACGGGAATCTTAATGTTGATGCTGTTACACATATAAGGGATAACGAAATCAAGGAAGAATCCGAAGAATAAGCAAATCAGCAACGCCATTTTCTTGAAAAACCCGCGCCTACCGATCTCGCTTGAAACTTCGCCCTTGATATTCGCCTTGATAAGACCCGTAATGAAGTCAAACACAATGGCAACCGCCACTATGATAATCATTATCCCGTATCTTTGTGTAAAAGACAGAATTAAGCCACATAAAGCGGATAAAAGCCATTTGATTTTCTCCATCGCCTTAACCTTTCCCACTTACAAGACGGTCACAAAAGCGTGTACGCCTGACAGTAATTCGTCCTTAGAAATCCAAGTGCGCCGAATATCGTCCTCTGTATGATCCGATTGTCCTTCTGCGCCTATCTGGTTGTATTCAATGAGCGCAAGTTTCTCGATCACATCGTAGTAATTAAGGGTTAAATCCCTTGCAATATCTTCCTCTGTGTAGTCAGCGGGATAATTGCGCCTACGCCTGATCTCACGAATTGCGTTCTTGACTTTGATTCCTAACACCGTAGCGTTGAAATCAGTATCTTCGGACAACTCAATCGTCAGTTCTTCTACTATTTCGTTTTGTAAACCGCTTATCGTGTACTCTGCCATCATCTGCCACCTGCTCTGCAACCGCTTCAATCAGCGGTCTACCTGCGTTGTTATTAAAGCCGGACAACTCTGCGATTCTGTCAGCCGTAGGCTTATACCCATCACGGGGATAGGCTTCACCTTCGTTGTAAACCTTGTTATTGTCCTGTAAGTCTGTGAAGCGGCTTATTGCTCTGTACTTACCCATAAGGCCACCTCTACTTTCTGCGGTTATAAGACCGCTTTGCCGGTTTCTGTGCTACAACAGGATCAGCTTTTTCTTCCACAACTTCGGAAATAGGCGGCTCTGCCGAAACAGTAACCGCCTTGTCCTCTTTTATTTCGGAATCCCGAATATCGGGAATTTCCTGTCCTGCTTTGTAATACACATCACCGATCTTGATTGTGTATTCTGCTTTCATAAGCAAATCTCCCTTATGCGTCTACCTTCATAACAACAACGCTGTTCATACCTTCGTAGGAAGGAAGAACGATCTCAGAGCATACGCAATGCGTATTTACAGGATGCGGCGTAGTGTAGGTGTAAAGCGCAACGCCGGTTTCTACGATGGACAGATTGCCCGTGGACAGATTGCCGGAACGTTCTTCGGGAGTAGTACCGTAGTAAACAGTACCAAGCTGATTAGCACCTGCGGAAATACCAGAAACCATACCGTCAGGAATATAGGTATGAGAACCGCTTGCATCCTGATACAGCTTGTTGTAAACCGTGATGTTAATGCCGTAGTTAGAAAGAAGGAACTCTTTCACATCGGCATCTTTAAGCATCTGACCGTTGCTGTAAGCAATCGCGCCAAGAACCTGCTTCTTAGTATCATCAGCTTTTACAAGCTGCTTCCAGGTTTTCTGGTTCATCACGAAACGGTTAATAACCTGTCCGTGATTTTCAAGCTGCTGTTCCTGTGCTGCAACCAGATCGTTGATAGGTTTACAGGTGGAAGGATTGCTCCACTTGTTGTTGGAAGTGCCGGTAATGTTGATGTAGTTAGTGGACTTGTAAGCAGAACCATTGTCTGCCGTGTAGTCGATCACATAAGCCTTGTTGGTGTAGTCACCGTCAATAGCAACGGTAATCTTCGGTACACCGTCAGTAGGTGCAAGAAGCTGCCAGATCATACGCTCAGGTACTACGTTTGCGCCCTGTACCAGATCGAGGGGCTTCTTCATAATGCGGGCAAGAACCTGATTAGCCAGATCGGAATTAGCAGAATCAACAAAACTCATATATTCCTGTTCTTCTTCCTCAGTAACCATATAGGATTCACGGAAAAACGGCATTTTCTGAGTAATGTCAGAGAATCCGATCGCATCCCTTAAAGGTGCCTGTGCATCGAAGTTCGATCCCTTTAACTCGCGGGGCATTGCATCCTCTCCGAGAATGAAACGAATGTCAAGCCCCTGCTTCTTCTGTGTTCCAAAAAGGGCACGCCCAAGATAAGGCGGGAGTGCCAGGGATGCCTTGTAGGAATCCCACTTAGTTCCAATCGCACGCGCTGTAAACGCATCTTTCAACGGTAATGCCATTGTTGTATACCTCCTTATTCTTTTCTCTTATTCTCAGGTGCCCGTACTTGTACTTGTGCTTGTGGAAGTGCTTGTACTTGTACCTACGCCCGTGCCAAATACGGTTTCGTAAATGGTTACGCGGGGAGTTTTAGCTGCCGCTGCATCGGAAATGACAACGCCACTTGCCTGTAACTTAACAGGATCAAGTACGCCCTCATAAACGTAAGTTCCGGCAGCATCGCCGTTCGTTACATCCACATCCGTAAGCAGATACCCAAGACAAGTTGCATCATTCGCGGGGAACGGTGTACCTGCCTTAACGATCTTTTTGCCGTTCGCATCAGCTTCTACGCCGGACTGCGGAACAAGGCAAGCTGCGCCCTGGAACGGGAAGAACTTTAAGATTGTTTTGTTTGCGTTGTACTCATTCTTGATAGGCTTTCCCATCGTTTTCTACCTCTCTTTCCTAAAGATTATTTGTAATACTCAAAGGCTTCTTTCGCGCCTTGTGGAGCTGCGCCGAATGAGATTTTTTCGGCGTTTTTAACATCTTCCGGCTTATCGTCAGGGGCTTCGCCACCCGCCGTATTGCCGCCAGGGTTTCCCTGACTATCAGCGATCTCTTTTACCTTTGCCGCTTTCGCCGCTGTTTCCCTGTCTGAGATAATCTGACCCAAGACTTCAAAATCGAGTTTCCCATCTTCCGAAATTAGCTTTTCAGCTTGTTCGCCGGTAATGCCTTTCTCAGCAAGTGCTTTAAGCTGTTCTGCACGATCAATGCGCTTCTGCAATGCCGCCACCTGTGAAAGTGCATCTTCCGTAGCTTTGTTAGCTTTTTCAATGTCTGAAAGATTCTGGTTCGAAATCTCGTCAAGTTGCTTCTTCAACTCTGCTGCCTTGTCAGCATCCAACTTGTACTTGTCTGCCCGATCCTTTTCTTTCTTAGCTTCTGAATTTACGGAATTAAGATAGCTTGATACCTGTTCATCCGTAGGTTCTTCAATGCCAAGTTTTGACAAAAAATCCTTTGCCTGTTCCCGTGTCATAATTACCTCTTTCTTCATTCACGCTTTTTTAACGCCGGTCGCATCGGCGAATGATTGCTATTTCCGCATAGCTGCTTATTTTTGTATTAAAAAAAGCACCCCGCAGGATGCTCGTTTTAACCAAGAACCTTATTTAGTTTTCCTATATCTTCTTCGCAATCTATATCACAAGTGTAATCGTTGATCGCTGTGTAGTTGTTGTAATCAATCACATTCAGCGGCGTGTCTTTAATGACTTGCCATACTTCCCAAGCAATCGGATCACGTCTGAATTTCCGCTGTTTTGTGTAAGCCCTGACTTTCTCAATACACTCTGCAAATCGCTTAGTGTTCTGCACCTTAAAGGCGAACGGTTCAGCCCATTGCCTTGTGTAGTTTGTAGCAAATGGCGGGCTACTTGCAAAAAACTCTATATCGTCCGTTTCGGTTTCAACAATCGTCCTGATTGCGTTTTCCGAAAAGAATACATCACCGAAAATGTAGCATACGGGCTTGTCCATCGGATAAAAGCAATTCACCCATACTTTCGGATCAGTTTGCTTGTATTCTATCTGCTCTGCTTCAACGCTTCTAAACGCTTTATCTGTTGCCGTGATTGCTATATCATCAACTCCATTTTCACGGAGTAAGCGGATTGTCCTGTCAAGCACTCTTTCGCCATTTACGCAAACAAGTTGTCGCGGTATTCCATTTATCAGATTATGATTGCTACCGCATAACAGAACGTATTTCATATAACCTCACACAAGATATTCGATAAAGTGCAATCGCAAAGCAAAACTTCTTCTTTCGTCAGTTCCTTGTACCAACCAGGTGTCCAGGAATTGTGTAGCATCAACATATCCGTTTTGTGTATATCGGATAGCGTGTATTGCTTATCAAAGTAAAATTGCTGATACGCAAGCCGCCGATTGCCACCTGCTGTAACCATATATGTTTCAGGCCATAAGTCAGCAACGGGATATATCGTTATTTCCTTGTGTTCCTTGACATACGGATCAGTAAAGGCGTTTCCGACTATATCCCAATTCCAACCGCTGCCACCTTCAATAATGTTGTCCTGATATTCAGCCCACTTTTCAAACATATCGGAGTGTGCTTTTGTGTGCAAAAATCCGATTGTGTTCGTGCGCTTTATCGGATCACCGACCATATTTTCTTCCGGCAATTCATCACCGATCATTATGGTATCGGCATCTAACCAATAGCCGCCATTATCTCGCAAGGCGTGTACCCTGACACAATCTGCAATTTGCGGCATCGTAAAGCGTTTTGCTTTCTCTATGTCAAACTCTGTGTAGTGATGCAGGTTTTCGTAGTTTAGGACGATTATGTAATCGAATTTCCAAGATTCTAAGCACATCTTGATATATTCTGGCATACGTCCTTCCCAAAATGTGAAAACCTTTTCCATCGTCTACCTCACGAATAAGTGCACCAACACCGGCAACCTGCTATTTCTTCCATTCCTGCGCCGCAGGTAGTATCTTTTGGCTGATACATTTCGTATGCGCCTACGTTGAAACGTTCCATAATGGGAATCGTAAAGCTTTCAAGTTCTTCGTGCGTGTGTCTTACACGCTTGTCAAGCATTGTATTCCAAGTCTTTTGTGTTTTCCCATCGTCTACGGCATCTTGAAACTCTGTATACTCGCAAATGCTGTTCGTTTCGTTCTCAGCTATCAGCATCGCCCGATCATCGGAAGTGTACCATTCTTCTTCCGGCTTCTCAGCGTTTTGTTTTACAACTTCTTCCGCTGCCTGTCTTATATGCGCCGGAATCGCAGGATATTTGTTTTCAAAGTCAATTCCAAACTCTGTTAAAACATCCTCATACTTCCGTTCGATGTAATCAACAAAATAATTTACATCCAGATCATTTCCGAGTGCCCTGTCAGCTTCAATAAGCAGGAAATACATAATGAAAACATCGTCAATCGCTTCGGCAAGTGCTATCCTGCGCTCAATCTCGCTTTTGGAAAGCCCCATTTCACCGAAATACACTTCATACGGTATCGCCAGATTGTTCAGTTCGTCTTGCCGTAATAGTGCCATTGTTCATCTGCTCCAAAAGGTCTTTTGCTTGCTGTTCCTGCTCTTGCAATCCCTGTTCTTCGATTACATCATCTATCTTCTTGTAAAGCACATCCAGATAAGGCTTTGACATAAGATATACCTTTTCTGCATCGTTCCAAAGGCCTACCGTCTTTATTGCCACTATCGGCGCAATCCCCGCTTGAACAAGCATTACAAACGATTGTGCTTTAACCTGCATATTGTCCGTAGGGCTGTGATTGATTATCGGCTCAAAGTCAGCAACCGTAATCGGCATTTCGTTTTCGCCCTTGCGCACCTTGATTGCATTGAGCATACATTTCGCAAAACGGTATTCACTTTCAACCACATAAGCATCTTTGATCCTTGCCGCTTGTTTGCTGAAATCCCAACCGTTTCTAAGTTCTACCGCGCCCTGCGTATCACCGCCTGTATTCGTCTGCTTGTTCGGAATAGCAAGTATGGATAACGCATTATCCCAAAGATCGTCTTTAGCAACCTGCGCCTGTGTCTGGTTCAATTCCTGCGTAAGCAAGTCAACATCAGCTTTGAAATCCTTGTTGATTGTCTTTACAACCAACGCGCCGGACTTCTTCATCTGCTCAAACTGTTTTTCATCAATCTCGCAATTTACAAACTTGATGAATGAAGCAACGAATTGTTCTACGCTGTCCATTCTGTTTGATTGCATATTGTTGATCGAATCCAAAAGAGTGATAATCAACTCTATATCGCTCATACGATCCTGATTGTTCGGATATTCAACAATCGGAATCTCACCGAACGTATGCAAGCGGCTGTAAACAAGTAGGCCATCTTCGCCACTTACAAGCGGCATAAGCATACTGTTTTGGATTCTGTATTCGTGCGTTGCGGAAAAGCATTGATAATATATCTGCCCGTCCTCGTCTTTTAGTTGCTGTACGGAAAGCATCGGTTCTTGCGTGCTTTCGCTGTAAACAACAAACGTATTCAGCGGGGTAGGTACAACGATACGGAACGGCAAATCTGCGCCATTTTCGCGCAACTGAATAGCTTTATAGCCAACGCCTACCGCACTTTGCCATTCACCCATAGAAAGGTCTTTTGCGGCTTTTCCCGCTGCCCGCGTGTAGTCATTAAACTTGTCGATGTATTCATTCACCTTTTCGTCTTTCGAAAGGCTGTTATACATAATCGGTTCGCCATAGGTCTGACCGTTTTTGAACCGCACCACTTCCCAGGCGTGATTTTCGCAAACGAAATTTTTTACATCGTCACGAATCGACTTCTCGCGGTAAAGAATCGGCTGATCGCCCTTTTTGTAGTTCCAAAGGTATTCAATCGCACGGCGGTTAAACCAGAACGTGCTGATTGCATTTCCCACAACCTTGACTACATTGCTTTCCGTGATCTTATCAACGCTTGTATATGCTATTTTTCTTCCGTATTGTCCACCGACAACATCCTGAAAAAATTGATTATTCATAGCTTTTTCCAACAAAAAAGGCGTTGCCTGATCCTGACAACGCCCGATTCTTAGGGGGTAAAAGTATTTTTACATACCTTTTCACATACCATTTTAGCACATATAGGGGTATATGTCAACATAAATCGCAAGATATTGTGTTATGTCAATTCGTCATACTCCCGCAAGGCATCTTTTGTTGTCTTTTTCACCCATATCTCGCTCCGATTCATTAGCTTTGCCGTTTTCCTGACCGTCATACAAAGCATATAGCGGTTATAAAGCACATCCTTGTATTTCTCTTTCGATAAGCGGTCGATCACTTCCGTTCCGTCACGCTTGCATTTCACCAGAATATCAACAAGTCTGTCAATCTCTGATTCAAGATCGACTATCTGCGCTACGATGGATTCAAGCCGATCCTGCCGTGAACTTGTCTGCACCGGATCACGGTCATACTGAATTGCGCCACCTTCCGCAAGTGCCCGCAGCGTAGTCAAACGCTCCATCTTTTCTTCAATGTGCTTGTTAATGTTTTTCACTTGATACAGTAACATTCTGTCCATCTTAGTAATTCCCCCTTGATCTAAACGGATTGAAAATTGCTTCTACCCTTGCAAGTTGTGGCTGCATACCCGTTACATATAGCCGGAAGTTTGCAAGTCCATCGGGTACATCATCGTGATTATTCTTCCCAACCGTTGAATAGCAAAGTAACCAATTCATCATCACACCGTAATCGTCTTTCGGTGAATACAGCGACTTGTCACGGAACAAAACACGTTTCTTTACCCACTCAGCATTGACTATGATCCTTGTTTCCTTGTTTGTTTCTGTCGGATGCGTTGTTATCGTGCAAGTGCAACCGCGCTCTATAAGCCTTTTCTGCACTTCGGCGGCAACACGATCGCCACCGGCATTACTCTCAAACTCGCAAGCCTGAACCTTGTAATTCGCCAAAATATCCGTCAGCTTTGCGTATTGCACTTCATAATCGGCGTTATCATCGCATATCGCATCAGCAAGGTAAAAATCTTCGCCGTATTGATACATAACCGGCAGGAACATATAGTCAGTTCCTTTGCCCTTTACATCGCATACACCTAAGATTGCGTCCGGTTCCTTGTCCGGCAGGGATAGGTAACGCCGTAAATCTTCTTCGTGATACAGCAATCCTTCACGTTCCATCGGTTCGCTCTTGTAAAGTGCCTTGTACGATAATTCGTCCATCGCAAGCGCAATGTCGTTAAAGAACTCTACCGTGAAACCTTCAACCTCATAATCGAAATTGCTTTCACCCGTGTCAGGATCAATGTCTGGTATCGCTATGAAGCGCACCCTATCGTTGCCATCATATAGGCGTTGCAATCGTCCTATAACATCGTGTACCGACCACCGTGTAGCAATGTGGATTTCCTTGCACCCTTCAAGTTTCCGCTGTCTGGCATCAACCGTGTAGGTGTTATCCCATAGCTTGTCAAGCTGTTTTATGTTTAAGGCTTCTTCCTGTGATCCAATCAAATCATCGACAAGCAGATAACCATTACAACGCACTTTACCGGCGTTTTCCGCGCCTTTTGATGTAGTCTGCAAAGAAGGGAAAGGCTTGTATGATCCCACATTAAATTGCCCCATTTTCGCGTTTGTGTTCGTGATCTTTGCGTTGTAAAATATCTCATTCCAAGCATATTCATCGTTATTCGTGCATATATCCAACACGCCATCGTAGTACATACGGGTAATATCTGACGAATGAGAAAAGAACAAGTTAAACTTGCGTTCATCCCAACCGATAACCGCCGAAGTAAAAAACTTCAAAATTGTGGTTTTCCCGCCACCAGGAATCAGCGAAATTGCCATAATGTCTAACTTATCATCGAGCATATCTTGAAAACATTGCGTTATCCCGTGTTTAAGGAATTGCTTACGCTTCGGCAGATAAAACCGATCCTTGTGCCGCCGCTTGCGCTCTAAGTACAGCAGGTAAGCATCAAAATCCCTGCTTCTGGCAAGCAATAACAGGATTTCCATATACAGGTTTATCTGTTTTACATCCATATCGTTGTCGCGTGCACCGTCAACAACACTCCAACACCTGCGCACAAGCGTAGCTTCATCGCCGTAGTCTTGACCGTAATATGGGCTTTTGGGATTGTTTTTAAGAGCAAGTTCGTATATGACTTCTTCCGTGTGATGCCGCACCCAATGAAGAAACTCTACGCCATCTTCAAGCAGGTGTTCACTACGGATAACAGAATCGCAATAGCCAAAGCTGCGCACAAGCAACTCCGTCCTGTCAGCATAGCTTCTGTTCGTGTCTATATACTCTTTCCAGAGATTTTGGGAAAATTGATATGCTTTCTCAATATCCTGACGCATAGTGCACCCCGTAAATAAAAACAAAGTGCACCATCTTGCACGATACGCACGATCCATCATTCGCGCGTCATTAGACTTGCGGTTTTACCGCTGTACTTTCTTTGTCACTTCCGCAACCGTGATCCCTACCGCAGACTTCCGAATCTCTAAATCCTTGCCTTTGGCAAGTGCTATCGCCATCTGTCCGGCTTTCTCTATGATTGCGGCCTTTATTATATCTATGTTCTGCATAGTTGTTTCCTCATAGGGCAGCAGGTGAAAAGTAAGTAAAGCCCTGCCGCCCCGATATGAAAGGAGTAAAAAGAATTGATGTGCTATACATCACCTTTTACACGATGTAAACTGTGCTCCGCATCGAATCCGTCAGGATAACGCTTGCGTAGCTTGTCTATGTTCGTTTCCATACAATCGTCAAGGCTCATACCCTGCGAAGTAAGAAACTCGGCTATAAACCAGGTCAAATCCCCAAACTCTTTCAAGATATGTTCCCTGTCCGGCGCACCGTGCCCTTGATATTCTTTCTGGTATAAGCTGTGAATTTCACCGATCTCGCCAACCATACCGTGTAATGCGTGATTGCGCTGTTCCAAAAGCGTAAGGCTTTTGTTGATCGTTCTCGCAGCTAAACCTTGATATTCGCTACCTGTCATTGCGTTTCACACTCCTTTAGTTCACAAACGGTATATCGTCTATCGAATCCGGTATACTGATAAATTCATCAGCCTGCGGCTGTGCATGGGCGGCCTTTGATGATCTTTTAGGCTTGTCAGCGGTCTTATCAGCAACGGGAACGGCATCTACTGTACTTGCCGCATTATCGCTCTTACTACCGACAAATTCCACCTTCTCGACCGCTACATCCGTTGTGTAAATCGTCTGCCCGTCCTTGTTCTGATAACTACCCGTGTTGATCCTGCCCGTAAGCCCGATCATATTGCCTTTGTGAAAATGCTTGTCAAGGAACTCCGCTGTCTTACCAAAGGCAACGCAATTCACGAAATCAGCCCCGTAATTGCCGCTTGCGTCCTTAAAGTTGCGGTTCACGGCAACATTGAATTTCGCTACCGTACTGTTCCCCGTTTTGATCTCAGGATCGCGTGTCAAACGCCCAACAAGTATTACTGTGTTCAACCTTTATTCCTCTCTTTCCATCTGCAAAAGCAGATTGTCATTCTTTCTTGCTTCTTCCAGGAACGCTAAACAATACTACAAACCAGAGCATAAAGAATATATTTAATAGTGCTGCCCTTATCGTATTAGCACTTGTATATATTATTGCCCCAGGTATTGTTATTACT